GATGTTGGTTGTAACCATCGAAGCCAATCTTGACGTTGATGTATCCGTTGTCATTCTTGAATGGAGCAACACCAAGGCCCTCAACCAATCCCCTACGTTGGTCTGGAAGCAGACCATCGTTTCCCTTCGGAGGACGGTTTGGAATTGAGTCGATATTTGCCTTGATTGCATCCGCAACAATTCCGGCTGCGGGATATATGGCTCTTTTGCACATCTCCTCGGACTTATATTCGAGATTTCCTAGCTGTGCTAGATAATCATCAATACCCTTTCCGACGTAAAACTTAGCCATAATCACACCACCCTGAATATCCATTCATAATGGATTAAATTGGTCTCATCCTCGTACTGGACGGAATTCAATTCCCATCCAACTCCAAGGTCATCGAGACCGCATTGAATCTGATCTACGACTGGGTCGAGCTCAGTTTGAGTGAAGAGGTCGATTGTTCCAGTCACCTGTTGAATCTGCTTCCTGTTGTCCGAATGATGCGAATTCTCTTCTCCATCCTCAGCCCAGATGATATATTTCTTCTTCTCGACGTTGCGGAAGTAGTGATATGTCGCCTTCGGAAGGATGCCAACCAACATGTCACGGATTGGAATCAACTTGCTATTCATCGTCGATGTCATATAAGTCCTCCAATCTCTTGAGAGTCAGGTCCGTCACCTTGAGTCCGTCATCGTTGAGTAAATGCTGTACATTATCGATTCGATACTGCTCAGTCACTTCTTCGTACCCGAACGGCAATCTCTCGGCAATTTCCGCCATCATTCCGATGTGGATTCTCCGGTCTTCCCAGATACGAACCAATCTATCCACCTGTTCATTCACGCTCTTGGCAGCATACTGTCGCGTGATGCCAATTGTTCGCTCCTGGAACATGTGGCGACTCAGTTCAACCAGTTCCTTTTTGGGCATTCCGCCCGGCTCTGATACGTCAACCTCAGCCTTGATTACGACGATTCCGTCATCGAATGTCTCACTCATGATGTAACCCTCGCTTTCTCACTAAATAGACGATTATTCAGAGCGTATCGGAGCATTCTAGGCATCACAGGATTGTCTTCTGCTCTCTTACGGAACAAATAAGCCGTGTACATCACTACGAGATTCACATCCTTCGCATCCCCTAGATCGAGCGTGATGCCCTCCTCTTGGATGGAGCTCTCACTCGTCGTAATGAGGGATGCAAGATATTCATCCTGAGCAGTGTGCATAATGCTCAAGTTCTGCTTTACTAACACGAGAATTTCCTGATCTGTCATACTCTTACTCCTTCAAAAGAATCACCCCGACCTCATGTGAAGCCGGGGTGAAGTAATTAACCGTTGTTTGCTGTATCAGCTGCAAAGGTCATGGTTGCGGATGGGGTTGCACCGTTGATGCCGATTGCAACGAAGCCCTTAGCGATAACCGGAAGACCATCGTAGCGAGCAGTTCCCTTAAATACGGTGTTGTCCTGGATGTACTGAGCGTGCTCGGACTGTCCAATAGTGGTTCCTTCACGCTCTGCTAACAGGTACAAATCTCCGTATCCACCGATGATTACGTCGTCCTGAACGAAGTCAAGAACTACGATGTCACCACCGATAACCGGCATGGTAGCCTGAACGCCAGCAACTACAGCACCAGCTGCATTGAATCCTAAGGACTCAGCTACAACCTTCTTGTAGGTCTTGTCGTTCATTGCCCAGAACTGAGTACCGCGAGAGTACTTGCCGCTTGCTGCGCCGGAATCAACAATCAACTCCTTGAAGAATGCAGTGCCGGTCTTGTTTGCTGCGATGGAAAGAACGTTGGACGCATGCAAGTCTTCCCACGGAATGGTGGAAGTATCGCTTGCTGGCTGCTCAGTCTCAACGAGACGAGTAATGATACCCTTAGGCATCTTTGTGCCGGTACCATAGAGGATAGCCTTATCCAATGCCAAACCGATAGCCTGTCCCAATGCGGTGATGATCTCGGTAGCGAGATTGATGTCGGAATCTTCAAGAGTTGCGTTGCAGATAGCGATGTATCCGCCAACCTTGTAGCCGTCAACCTCTACTCCGCCGAAGCTCAAGTCTAACTCATTAAGAGTTGCACACATCTCAGTCCATACTGCCTCCGGGATCACTCCCATGACAGTCTGACGAGCCTTGCCATTAACCGACTTCAGATTAACGCGGTTGATTAACTTGGAATATCTCTCGATATTCTCGCGAATCAAGCTGAGAACCTCAGTAGGGATGAGTAAGTCTGCACCGGATACGGAACGATTCTGTCCCTTCATCTGACGCATTCTTGCCAGGAATCCCTTAACGTTCTCGTTTGCGAAGAACGCATCACGCTCTTCGTGAGTCATATTGAAGAACTTACGTGTTTCCATTTTCTTGGTCTCCTTTCGAACCTCTTCTGGTGTTGGTACCGGAGTCTTTGCTCTGGCCTGATCTACTTCCTTCTGTGCCTCTTCTGCTGCGGCAAGGTCAGCCTCTAACTGGCGAACCTCTGCATCAAGGTTGGCTTCCTTCTCTTCGAATTCCTTCTTCTCAGCTTCGAACTTCTCTACTTCTCCCTCGACAGCTGCCTTCTCTTCGTCGGTGTTAGCTTCATTGATAGCCTCTTCCAACTCAGCTTCGCGCTTCTCGAAGTCATTAGCTGCTCTCAGCTCTTCCAAGGACTTGCGTGCTTCGTCTAATCTCTTACGAAGCATAAGTGCTCGTAATGCCATGATTACTTACCTCCTCTTAATTTCTGAACCATTGAATTTCTCCATGCTTCCGTCTGGCGTGTCTGGATCTGCTCTAAGTCATGCTTACGAGCTACGACAGCCGTGGACTCATAGGCTGGGAATGTAACTACAGATACTTCGTAGAGCTTGACCTTCTTAATCGTCCAATGAACCTCACCGGATGCGAGTACTTCGTATTCCTCGTCCAGAATGTCGAACCCGAAGGAGCACTGATTCACATCGCCTCGCTGAACTCTCGCATAGAGATTCATGGCGTCCTGGTCGTTCGGATTGACCTCAACGCGTCCGAATAATCCATGCTCGTCCACACGAAGCTCTAACGTGCCAGCAGTGGTCCGTCCGAGAACGAGTCTCGTTTCATGGTCGATAAGAGCCCGGATGTCATCCAGGAGCGCACCATCGAATGCTCCCGGAGCAACTGACTCGGTCGCCCCATCGAAAATCTCATAGTTGCTATTGAATACTGCGAAGTAGCCCTCGATGTAGAGCTTTCCGTCAGTTTCCCGCGTGTTAAATTTGGACTCGATGCTTCGAGTCTGTCTAATATCTCTTCCTTCCATCACTCTTCCTCCTGTTGGATTAGCTTCTTTTGCTGTCCACTCATATCTGTTGGGATGTAGTTCTCCAGTACTCTCAATTCATCAAGTCCCTCTCTAGGACTTAATCCAATACGATCGCGTGTCTCGTTGCCGTCCACGAATCCGCGGTCAGATAACTTGCAGTAGATATCCGCGATTGTATTGAGGTCATAGTCATATAGGCTGAGGATGTTGAACTTCCAGTACCACTTCGGTGATAAGATGAGCTTCTTCGTCATCTCCTGTTCCAGCTCCCGAACAATCGGAAGAATCTTGGATGAGATGAACGAATTCCACTGCTTCTGGTTGTAATCTCCAATGCCCAAAACAAAAGGCGGAACTCCGATGAGCGCCGCCACTGTTCTCTTATCAAGTTGTACAGTCTCATTGATAGCAAGGTCTGACAGTGTTAATGGCTTCACCTGTTCAATTGAGATTGCATCTGCCGGAACCAGCCAAGGCTGTCCGGCTTCGTTGGTTTCAATATATTCGTCGATGAGCTTTGCGCGTCCTTCCTTACTGGAGAACTCATCAATAAGTCCATCGACCTTCACAATTACGGAAGGCTTCCACTTGGATTCCATGAATGCCTTCTCTGTATGCTTTGCCTGTGCGAGAATCTTCACGACATCGCTCAGAGCTACATTAACTCCAGTACCCTTCCATGGGTAATTCTTATCTGGATTCCATACGAAGTGGAGCAAATCTGATGGGTCGAATTGCTGGCCATCAATCTCTACGATGTATCGATATCCAGTAGACTGAATAAAGCTCACTCTGTATGGAGCAATCGGCTCCAATGACTGGATAATTCCGCCGTGTGTATGCGGCAATACCACCGAATTGCCACGGCCATGCAGCAGCAGATTCATCACGATGACATCCATCCAATGCTTCCTGGTCATCGTCGGAATCGGGTCGATGTCTACCTTCCGAGATAGCTCGTTCTTGATTCGAACGTCGCCATTCTCCTTATTCTCCATGAGATGAATCGTCATGGATGAAATCAGGTCGGCAATGACTCGACATGCTGCAACCACTTCCGGGTTCTTATCAAGGGATACATAACCAGGAATGCACAGGTCCTCATACGCCTGACTGGTAAGCAAGTAACCCACAGATGGCTGAGGCGTGCTCTGATTTGTTCTCTTCTGTTGACTTCTTTTTCTCTTGCTCATTCTTAATCTCCAAACCAACTCTTGGCTTTGTTCTGTTTCTCAAGGTTAGCCAGATACCGAACACATGCGAACACGGACGCATCGAACAGGTCGATTCGAAGGTTCGGCATGACCTTCTCATACTGCATCATGTCGTCCGTCTTCTCGATGCCTCGAACGTTCGCAACGCAGTACTCGTAAGCCTCCGAGTGCATGTAATACAGCTCGCCATCCTTGGCAGCTTTCTCGATGTACCGGAAGCCCTCCGACTTGATGTAGTAGTACTGCGGCTGATCTATGATGTTGAACTTCTTGTTCTTCATCTCCATGAAATACTCACGAGCGAACTTGCGGTCATGACCGACTTGCTGAATCTTGAAGCCACGCTTTCGCATGTCAACGAACCAATTCACGACATCGGATACATTTACCGTCGGACTGTTGCACATCGTAAGCCATCCGTCTTCTTCCCAGCCAAACAATGGGATGTTATCCTCGTCAGCCTTCTTCGCGGCGGCTGTCCTTGGGAAGAATGCATGCGAAATGATGATGTTCACTCCGTTGTAGTGACCAAACAGCACTGCGGCCGTTAAGTCGTGGAGCTTGGACAGGTCGGCGCCGCCGTACCACTTGATAGGCAGCTTTGCCAGTTCATCCAGCGTCCATGAGTACTTCCTGTCGGAATCCTTGAACTCCTTCAGGTCGAAGTATGCATCCATTGCGGATGTGTATATGTTCAGCGACCTGGAGAGGAAGTCCTTCCTCTGCTGCGGGTCGTTCTGAGCTTGTCTTGCATCGTTGAGCATATCCTCCGGCCGGATAGTTACGCCGTAATTTGGATTCGCCTTCATGTGCTGCTCTGGATTCAGGTAATCAACATTACCCTTCTCGTCCTGATCCGCACGAGCAACGAATGCGAAAAAGGAATCATCCTTCACCACACCGGTTGCTACCTTGCAAGCGTAATCCATACGACGGTAGCCGAATGAATTCTCATTATCACCGGCTGTTGTAATACCTATCATCAGCTTGTTGGTGTACGCCTTCATCGCTTCCTTGAATCGGTTGTACTGTGCCGGTCGCCTGTATGCTGCAACCTCGTCGGCAATAGCGAAGTTACAGTTGAATGAGTCCTGACTGTCCGGGTTGGAAGCCAGTGCAATGATTTCAATCGAGCCATCAGGGTTGCCATCAGCATCCTTGAACTCATACTTGATAGAGTGGTCGAATGAGTTGTCATGCACGTTGAACTCATTGATGATGCCCTGAATCCTTAGCGACTCCGTTAAGAAGTGGAAGGATTCTAGGGCCTGTTT